TGAAGTCGTCGAAGAGGACTACTGGCTGTCCGTTGTATCCATCGAACCACCGTTCACCGGTGTGTTTGTAGATGTCTTCGATAGAGTGGAATTGGTAAACTTGCTTCGTTTTGCCGGTTCCTGTTTTTCCCCAGAAGACGATGTTTTCCGTTTCCCACGTACGAGGTTTGATTTGTTCGTTGATGTATCCGTCAAGGAATCTGGAGTACTTAGCGTAAACGCTAAAGTATTGATCGCATATATCATTTCTTGTATTTCCAGCTTGAATTGCTGATTGTACAGCGAGAAGATCACTTCTTGCGCCCTTGCCGGAGGGTATTCTGCCGCATTCAGCGTAATCACCATCTTTGCTGCAATAAGTTCGATTCTGTTCAGGTGATCCCTTAGCTTTTTCAATGTGGCATCTTGTGCCCAGAAGTTGCTTAAGCTGGGTACGCCGTTTGCGGGATGAGAGAGAGACATATCCTTGAAGATGCGGAGTATTGTTTTGACCTTTTTCTTTACCTACTATTAAATAAGTGACGGTCTCCGTAGACCCGAGCTCAAGTATTTTGTTGTACTCCTCAGTAGAGTAGTTATTAAGTGTGAAACACCAATTCTTAGCAGCCATTTATTTGAAGAGTGAGCGGAGAACGTAATCAAAGGTAAAGTTCATGATTTCTTGTTCGAGTTCACTTGGTAGTTCACGTAGTGCTTGTCTTGACGCGACTTGTTTTGCCTTTTCATCTTGAAACCACTCGAGAGCCGTTTGAAACGGGAAGTCTTTACTTGAACGTTGACGCTTGAGAGCAGGAAACATTTTGTAGAATGAACGGCTAGTTTGCCAGGCGGCAAAGAGGGGCTCGGAATAGCCACGCATTGCGTGACGGCGTAATGAAATAAAACGTAAACGCCCTACAGCCCGGCTCACGGCGATAGCCGTGACGGGCGGCAAACCCTAATAGTCAGCGGAGGCGGGCCTTTAGTGCCCGCGCGGAGCGGCAAACACTCAATTCCAGAGGAGAGTTTTTCTAGTGGCGCGGGGTACCTTTAGGTACCCGCGGGTACGGAGTTCCGAAGGAACGGAGTACCGATGGTTAAGGTGGTCTGTAAGGGCGCAGCCCGCAGTATTACCAGACCACCTTGGTACAAGGTACAAAATGTATGGAGTTGTATGGGGAAAATGTGTACCACCTGTAGGGTTACCTTGGTACACTTAGGATACTGGTACACATTTTAAAATGACAAAATATTCGCCAAACTCTTTGAGTACGTTGGTGAGTGCTGGCGAGCGCGCCGCGCGCATCGGCCGCGATCTGGGGAATGTTTTGGTTCCACGTGGTTCGCGTCGTGCGGCTGCACTCGGGTCAGCCGCACGCGCGGCGAGGAAGTTGGTGTTTGGAGAGTCGAACAAGAGGAAGCGCAGCGGTGCTGGTGGTGGTGCCGGTCGACCAAAAAAACGGAGGAAGGTTATCCGCCGCCGAAAGGTGAGAGTGCAATATCAAGGGAAGATCGGTCCACGGTTTCCAGGGTATTTAACGAACAAGAAAGTGAATTTGATGCAACGTAGCGGATATGTGATTGAGTATGAAACGGGCGGTTCGGTTAGCGATGCGAATGCAGTTTATTTGGCGCACGGATTGCCTACGCGCATCGTTTTAGAAGCGATGTGTGGTGCTATCACACGGAAGGCTGTGATGAAATTTGGATTGGAGATGAAGGGTTGGGAAATAGGTGCGATGACGGGGAGTGCGAACGATAGGTTTTTGTGGAATTTGCAGTATCAGTTGGGCCCTTCTTCAGGGACAACGAATGGCAATGCTGCAGTTGTATTGGGCAATCAGACCTTTATAAATTTGATGGTTGCGTTAGCGAATTTATTTATGGCTTCAGTAGCAAATGGTGCGCGATTTCAGGAGTTTATTGAAGTTAGGTTGTTATGGACGAATCGTCCAGCTGCGACGGATGATTTCCGTGAGGAGTTCCGCGTGATGCTTAGTGATTTGGACGTGTATTTGATGTGCAAGAGTGTTATGACTCTTCAAAATCGTACGGAAGCGGTGAAGTCGCAGGTGTCTGAGGTTGATCAGACGAATATCTTGGATGTTGCGCACAACCCGTTGGTGGGTAAGATGTATTCTGGCCGAACCACGCAGATTAATATGAAGAGTTTGGATTCGGCCATTGATAATAATTTTTTAACGCTCTCTGCGTTAAGTGGCTTTGATTCTGTTGCCGCTAGTGGTGCGTTGACTACTGCTGGTGCAAGGAAGTTGCCATATTGGAATGATTTTACACATATGCGGGGGTCGACGAATTTGACGTTGAAAGCGGGTGAAATTCGTGATTCTGTAATTTATTATGAGAAGAAGTTCAGGGCAGCAACGATTCTTCAGAAGTTGCTTGATTATATGTCAACGTCGACAACGTCGTCGACTGGTTCAGATTCGACTAATTTGTATTGGCCATGTAAGATGATTGGCTTGGAGAAGAAGTTGGATTCGCGGACTGCGGGGCAGCCTGATGTGGTGGTTGCTTTTCAGTTGAATTATACGTTGGGTGCTCGTTGTGTGATATCGAAGAGGAATGCACCATTGCGTGTAATAAGTATTTAATCAAATTTAGTAATTGTTTTAATGCGACGTTTAAGAGCATTGCGATGTTCTTGGATTGCCCCAGAGTACCAATCATCGGGGTTAATGTTTGATGTAAAATAAATAGTTTTTGGAACCCATTGTACGAAACCGCCTTTGATAGGAACTTTCATAGGATATCGATCCATTATTTGCAGAAGATAAGATAACGGGAATACGCCTCCTGTGAAGTCGTCGAAGAGGACTACTGGCTGTCCGTTGTATCCATCGAACCACCGTTCACCGGTGTGTTTGTAGATGTCTTCGATAGAGTGGAATTGGTAAACTTGCTTCGTTTTGCCGGTTCC